CCGAAGTAATCAAAGTAAAGTTTAGTATGTTTCTTCAAAACAGTTTATCTATATTAACATGGTGTGCGTTTAGTATATCCCAAAACCGCTCATAAACCATATCTACTGCATCGTAAGTATCAGCGCACATTCCGGCTTCTACTAGCATACTCTTTTTGCTATTGTATGCAAACTCATGTAATGCGCTACACAATTCGTCTACTTCTACGCAACGCTTGTAACGGATTAAATCTTCTTCGTTGTCTAAATGAAACTCATAAAATACTTTCATAACGTTCCGTCTTGCATTGGTATGCCTTCCTTATCGTCTACCCTTCTATACTTCTCGTGCCAAAGGGTGTTAGTCAAAGTTACACTTTTTTTTATTATTTCCTCTTCTTCGTTATCTGGGTATAATAAATGTAAACACTCGTGTATTAAAATTTCTAGATGTTTTTTACCTTTTAAACTTTTGTCTAATTCTACATGACCAGCACTATCTGAAAAACCCCAGACCTTATGTTTACCTAAGTTTAAGTATTTAACCTTAATACGCATTAAAGTACCTTACCTTTAAAGATACGTTTATTCCTTACATCAAAGTATTGTCCGTCTATGTCTATTATAGCAAAACCATGATTCCACTTGTTAATAGGTAAGTAAGCTGGGTGCAGTTCGGAAAGGCAGCCCGTACTAAATGTAGTTGTAATGTCCCCGTTCATATTACTTTCCGTATGTTCGCTGGTCTGGTGGTTATGCCCCTGCATAGCTGAAACCTTACCCCTTAAAAATAACCCTCTAGCAATGTTTACAGGGCTAAATACCGAACCGCCAAACTCATGCCCATGTACAATGTTTAAATCCCCTGCTTTTATTATACGCTTGTCTTTAATAACTTCAATACCCTCTGCCCTTGCTTTAATTATGTTTTCTAATTCAAACTCTTCAACGCCTACTATTTCATGCGCCTTCATCCATAAAAAATGGAAATACCTTTCTTCATGGTTTCCTAACTTAAAGTATATTTTAGCTTTAAATTCTTTTTTAATTATATCCATGAACTCTTTAAATGTTTTTAGTTCATGTGCGAAACTGCGTGCTTTAGGGTCTTTAGCATAACGGCTTAAACCGAAGAAATCTAATACATCTCCGTTTAATAAAATAGCGTCTGGCTTTTCTTTTTTAGTAAAGTCGAAACAAGCTGTTAACGCTTCTAAAGAATGATAAGGTATATGTATATCGGATAAAACCAATAAACGTTTAGCTTTAATTATATAGTCCTCGTAAACTGTTTCTTCGGATGCTGGTAGGTTATATGGGTTGTACACTCTGTTTGGTATTTGTATTATGTTTTTATAATTTGTGTTAGTTGTTCTTTTGCCTTCTATTCTAGATAATGTTAGGCGTATAGATTCTTTACTAGAATATAAAAGTTTATTTTCTTCATATATGATTCTAGCTAGTTTGTTAGTAGGCATATCCCAGCCGTACTTTTCTCTATAACCTATTAAAAGTTTCTTTTTAAAATCTCTCATAGATAGTTTTACCGTTCAACTTTTTAGCTCTTAAAACTTGACCCCTTTGTACTCCGTTAGCTTTATGACTAACGTGTACCCATGCAGGGCTTTCGTTATTTCCAAACTCCCAAATTAACTGGTCAAATGGTAAATTATCTTTTATGTAATTAAATATATCTTTATTGCTTACTTCTGTTCCATCCATGTCGTAATCAAACGCTTCAAATGTACTATGCTGGCTGCTATTACTCCCACCTATTGCTTTGTTAAGGTTAAAACTCCTATACCCGCTACTAATATGTATAGGTCTACGAAAATAAGCCCGTAACGGCTCATGTATGTTTTCTGCAAGCACCCTACCGTTCTTTATATGCTCATCGGTAGGCATGTTATTTATTCCTAAACGCTTTGCGCTTTCACTTCGTATCGCTTCCGCTAGCGTCAGGTGTTCCGATAGATTCATTGTTAATCTTTTTAAATAATGACTTAACTATCTTCTCTACACCATGTAGACCTAAAAATCCCATGATGAACGCTACGCTGAATTGGTGGTTTATCTTTTCAATACTTGCCAAATCACAAACAACAGGAGTAAGGTAATTAGCACTAGCTACACCAGCAAACATTGAAATCATAGTTGTTTTGAAATCTGTTACGCCATTCTTTCCAAGTACAACCAAACTACCAAAAAACCCTGCCACGCTTAAACCTATGTTTATGCCCAATTCTTCTAGCTTACCCATTTTTAATTTCGTTTAATTTGCGTTGAGCCCATTCTATACCAGCTTGTCCACCCCAAGCATCAACCGCTAAACCGCCACAACCTTTTGAATAGGGAACGTCTTTGTATTGTAAATGTCTGGCAAAAGCTGCCATCCTTGCTATCGTATCACGTGTTATGTTTTCTTTACGGGCTAATTGATATGCCCTAGCTTTACCTACTGCAGTTAAACAAGAACCCCAGCCGTTACGGTCTGCCCATTCTATTGCTCTTTTAGCTGCGTTTACTGCTGCTTGCGGGTAATCGTTGTAACTATCTGCCATTGCTACCCTAATGGCTGCCCATGCCCTGTGTGCTGCTTCTTCTGTTTCGTATATGCAGCTTCCGCTTCCTATCCTGTATTTTCCGTTACTGCATTTGATTACGGGCATCTATCAATTTACTATAAATGCGGTGTCTATTGGAATTTATCAACTTAAAGTTGTAATGCTTGTCGCAGTATTCAAATAACTTTAACCCACTTTCTTCTCTAGCTTGTTTGTCGTTAGTTAGTTCTTTTATGTGTTTGTACCAATCTTTTTGGCTATTAACGTAGTGAACAGGTAAATCTTTATAGGGGTGTATGTTACTAACGATTGCTGGGTTTTTCTTAGCTGCAGTTTCCAATACTTTTAAATTGGACTTCATAGAATTAAACTTAGTGTCTTGCAAAGGAATAAGGGATATATCGCTATCGCCATACGCTTCCATATATTTAAGTATATCGTTATATCTATAAATCTTTGTATCTAGTTTCATACCAGCACTAAAGTAGTAAGTCATTAAATCCCATATCTTTCCCTCTAAGTCATTATACCCAGCTAGAACCATTTTAATAGGCATTCCAATAATTCTCTTTAAGGGTTCTTTAAGTATTTTTATATCACGCTGGTGTGTTCCGCTACCTGACCAAAATAACCTAACCTTATCAGATTCAATCTTTTTATCTAAAAACTGTTCTTCTCCATACGGTAAAGCGTTAGGCAATATCTCTACGTTATTATTATATTGGTAAACTTCTTCAGCTAATCTATCATGAGTAACAGTGCATACGTCTGCTATGCGTATAAACCCTTTAATTTGTTCGGGTATATTTAACTTTATATATCTTTCGTAAAGCTGGTGATATACGTCTAAATCCCAATAGTCGTCGTTATCAACTACTAACTTAAAACCATATTTGTTTTTCCATTCTAGTAGCTGTTCTGGGAGTACTCCTGGCAGCACCCTATTTATTAAAAGAATATCAAACCCCTTTTCTAAAACTTCTTCGTTTATAGTATCGGTTACTAGTGCGTAATCCTTTTCCATGTTAGCAATAGGCATCATAATACGATGGTAGCCCACGCCAGATAAACGGGTTGTTATAGCTAGTATTCTCATTTTTTGGGTCTACCTCTTTTTTTAGGTTCTAAACTTTGTACAACTTCTTGTGGAAGGTTTAAGTAATAGTAGTACAAGCGTTCTACCATATCCATAACACAGCTACTGCACCACTTTGTTAAAACAAATTGTGGGTCTAGGTATTCCCTATAAATATGTTCATACATATTTAGTATATGAATATCTAAATTGCGTATGTAACCAGATTGTACTGTGTGATAATTGCCTATTTGGTTTTCTAGGTAATCTTTGTGTTCTTGTTTCATATATCTTTTTTTAAACGCTGTATATATAGTATTGAATCCATTAACTCTTCTTGCAAGTGGTTTAACCATTCAGCTAGTTCAACGTCTTCACGCATTAGGGTAGTTCCGTACTTACGCTGCCCAGCTTCGCTACGCTGCTTAAACTTTTCTATTACTTGTTCTAATATTTTATCTACCTCCATAGTTTATTTATTAAAACTACCAGTATAGGTGCTATACATCCAGCACCAAAAAACATAGCAGTAAAGTAAACAAATTCATCGGGCATAAAATACATTAATGCAGTTGTCCATGATGCAAGACAGGAAACGCAACTAAAAGGTTTATAGTCCAGATTCCATTTCCTATCAAAGCCATGTATTTCTTTAAAAAAAATTGCAAAGGCGATTCCAGCTAGTAGTATCATTGTCTTATTTTTTTTCGAAGTATTTGTTTAGTTTGGTTTATAGTTCTTACTACACTTATATAAGGTATTCCTGTTTTCCTGCTTAATTCTTTAGCGTTACATTTAAACTCATGTACATATAGTTCAAATACCTTTCTATTGTACCAATATAAATCCTCTAATGGCTCTAGAACGTTTATAGCTTCGGTTACTTCGTCTGCCTTTTCTTCTTGTTTATATTCGGTGAAATTTCGGTACTTCTGGTAAAACTTTTTATCGGTTGATTGAACTAGGTTTAACAATATCCGCACTACATAAAACCTTAGCTGCTTTTTTTCGTATAGGTCTATAAGCTTTTGTTCGTCAAGTTCACATAGGATTAAAAACAGTTCAGCTTTTAAGTCATCCTGCAGTTCTACTGGGTGCATTTTACTTATAGCTTCGTTTACCTCCCTGCTATTGTAAAACTCTTCTAGTATTTTATTCCTCTCCAAATTTAGTTAATGTAGGTTCGCCGTCTAAAAATCTACACAAATAAGCTAAACCGCCACATAAAGATACATCATTTAATCTATCTATCTGTTCTACACTTAACCTATCGTTAATTGTCTTTACTTCACAGGCAACGTATATACCGTTCTTAGTATAGCCCTGCAGGTCTGCCCAGCCCTTTTGCACCGTTCCTTTCCTGCGTCTTACAGGTATGTTGTTCACCCTGTTCATCCTGCAACCTTCGGCTTCTAGTTTGGCTTTTGCCCATCGTGTTAGTTCCGCTGCATTCATAACCGCAATAACATTTAGCTTTACCAATTTTGTTTCTATATACGGAAACCGTAAAGTGTCTGCCACAAACCTTACACTTCATAGTTTCTTATTATTTCCAAAGGTAAGAATTTTTGAACCTCAAACCCCTGCTGACTAAAATTCATTACCCTAGCGTTAGCATTAAATACTTCTATCGGTATTTTATATTTATGTTTACCTATTTGCATAAATATCGTATCTACATACAACCTTTCCAGCATAGCGTAATTAAACCCGTAACCTTTACTTTTATAGTGGTAGTGTTTATTTTCGTTACGCTTTACAAAAATTACTCTGTTAGCTGGGTCGTATTTAGCTATGTTACGACTGCGTAATTCGCTGGCTAGCTTTAGATATACATT